CAGGGGTTGCTAAAAAAGCACGCGCCAACCTTGAGCGCCTTTATGAATACGGCGGTAAAGGCCAGCGCGTTGATTATGAAGAGCTTCTTAAAATAGTTGGAAAAGATAAGCTTCGCGGTTTAATTAATCGCATAGCTTCTAGTGGTTATCGAGGTCTTCCGGCAATTGGTGGGGTTGCAATTGGTGGAGGCTTGTTGGCAGGAGGCGATGATAATGCTCAAGACTTATCCGATCTCCGTCTTTAAGCCACAGGAAACGAGGATGCGGTCCTCTTCCTTTCATCTGAAGGAATATCCCTTTTTGCATAAAAGAAGGTTGGGTTCTTTTTCGCCAGACTTTGTATTGTTCAATAATTTTGCGAGGCCATTGTGAGCTTACAAGGGCCGGTCCACTTTTATCTTCCATTGGAGGTTCTTTCTCTCTTTAGTGTTTTAGGCGAATGCCAAGGCACACAAGCTGATAATCAAATGCCTGGAGGATTATTTGCATGATCTTTAGAAAAAAACAAGCAGGAGCCCACTATGGCTGAATGCCCTATCGCAACGCGCGACATGACACTGAACTTGCAGAACCGTGGCAAGGCTATTGAGAAGGCTGACTATGGGCCTATGGACCCCCGCCAGCCCAATGATGAGTACTGGATGCGCATGGCGTCCAGGTGGAACACAACGCCTGATGAAGCGCGTGAAATGCGGTGTGGAAACTGCGCTGCTTTTGATCAGAGCGACGAGATGCTACAATGTATAGAGGACGGTCTTTCTGAGGACCGCGAAGAAGATGCGATGGAGGTCGTCGATGCTGGTGATCTGGGATATTGTGAAATCTTTGACTTCAAGTGCGCTGCGGCTCGGACGTGCAATGCTTGGGTGGTCAGTGAGGACGACGAAGAGGATAGCGAGGAAGATGAATACGCTTCTCGAGCCTCTGATGCGGAAGAGGTAGATGAAGAAGGCTACGAAGGTTAAGAAAGTCATGAAGGAGTACAGCGCAGGCAAGTTGCGCTCTGGCTCCAAGACAGGACCAAAGGTTACGTCTCGCAGGCAAGCTGTGGCTATTGCGTTGAGCGAGGCAAACAAAAAGGGCAAAGGAAAACGATATGGCTGATCCGATGATCCGCACCCCACCTGGTGCATACATGCCAGACATCCTGCCGCCCGATACTGAGGATCTGTATAACGAAGAAACGGGTGAGCTTATCCCGGTTGAAGATGAGCCTATGGACGAGGAGGAGTTCCGCTATCGCGTGTTCCGCGCGATTGAGGACACTGCCACTTATATCGATAGCTATATTGCGCCTGAACGCGAGCGCGCAATGTCGTATTACTTGGGCGATAAGTTTGGCAATGAAGAGGATGGCCGGTCTCAGGTTGTAATGACTGAGGTGCGCGATACTGTTTTGTCCATGTTGCCCAGCCTGCTTCGTGTTTTTACGTCAGGCGAAAAGATTGTGGAATTTGTGCCGCGCGGTCCAGAGGACGTTGAAGCTGCGCAACAGATGACCGATCTCATTGACTACATTTTCATGCAAAAGAACCCCGGCTTCCGTATTCTGCATGACGCGATCAAAGATGCGCTGATTGTGAAAGACGGAGTGCTGACGTGGTACAAAACGGACGACGAGACCGTTGAAGAGCATTCGTATTCTGGATTATCGCCAGAAGAGGCTCAGTTCATTATGTCGGACCCCGACGTAGAGGTTATGGATTACGTTGAGGAAGACCGCGTAATTGAGCAGGAAATCATGGGCGCAGGCCCAGTAATCAACATGATGCCTCCTGAAATTTCTATGCGTGTTCGTAGAGTGATCCGAACGCCAAGATACGTCGTAGAGTGTATTCCACCAGAGCAATTCTTGATCGATAACGAGGCCACAAACCTTGAAGACGCGATTATTGTTGGCCGTCGTAAACTGGCCACTGTCAGCGAATTGGTGGCAATGGGTTACCCCCGCGAGATCATTGAAGAGAACGCTGGGTCCAATGGCTTTGAGATGAACATGGAGACTTTGACCCGTAATCCAGCGGATCAGAGCTTCTTTGGTATTACAGACAATACGGACGACAGCACCGATAAGGTGTATTACGTTGAGGCGTATATCCGCATCGATAAAGACGGTGATGGCATCGCTGAATTGCACAAGGTTTGCTGTGTCGGTAACGGCAAGGTCGTCCTTCACGATGAAATCGTTCAGGACATACCGTTTGCCGTTCTGTGTCCAGATCCAACGCCACACACTGTCTTTGGTAAATCGATCGCTGACCAGACAATGGATCTGCAGCTTATCAAGTCGCAAATTGTGCGCAACACGTTAGATAGCTTGGCCCAGTCCATTCACCCCCGCACTGCGGTGGTAGAGACCCAGGTTAACATGGACGATGTGCTGAATAATGAAACTGGTGCAGTTATTCGTATGCGCCAGCCTGGTGCCGTGCAGCCGTTTTCAACGCCGTTTGTAGGCCAGCCTGCTCTTGGGGTTCTTGCTTACTTAGACGAAATCAAAACGCAGCGCACAGGTATATCCAGGGCTTCACAGGGGCTTGATGCCGACGTTCTGCAGTCAACGACTAATGCTGCGGTCCAGGCGCAATTGTCATCCTCTCAAGAGCGCGTGGAAATGATCGCGCGGTTGTTTGCTGACGGCATCAAGCGCTGCTTCTCAGGATTGCTGAAGCTGGTTGTGCAGCATCAAGACAAGCCGATGATCATGCGCCTGCGCAACCAGTTTGTGCCTGTTGATCCCCGTGGATGGGATTCTTCGATGGACATGACGGTAAACATTGCCCTTGGTCGTGGATCTGATGAACAGCGCATGGCGTTCTTACAGCAGATTGCACAGAAGCAGGAGCAGATCCTGAACCAAGAGGGTCCGTTTAATCCTTTGGTTAGCATTGAGCAGTATCGCTCTACTTTGGCACAGATTATCCAGCTTGCTGGCTTCCTTGATCCTTCTCAGTTTGTGCAGGAGGTCACACCAGAAGCTGTCCAGGCATACGCACAGCAGAAGCAGATGAACAGAAGACCTGATCCTGCTGAGATGCTGGCTCAAGTGGAAGCTGAGAAGATTAAAGCTGACATCTTGATTGCATCTCAGAAGCAGGAGCTTGAGACCCGTAAGGCACAAGCCAATGCTGACTATGACCGCGACAAGTTGTTTGCGGATATTATGATCCGCTCTGCTGAGATCCAAGCACGTTATGGTGCGCAGGTAGACGTGGCAGCGATTAAGGGTGAAGTCGATCGCCAGCGTGCAGAGATGCAGCAGATGTTTACGTTGCAGGCTGACCGTGAGCGCATGGCTGCAGAGATGCAGGCCCAGCTACAAGCGCAGATGCAAAACTTGCAACCTGACTTCAGCCAAGAGGCTCCAATGCCTCAGATGCCACCAATGCCAGGTCAGTTCTAATGGCGACTTGGGAACAAGAGAACCTATACCGTGCGGCTAAGGCGCTCCAGAACGACGATGCCTCAAATGAGGTTTTGCGTCGCTTAGAGCAGCGCTATATAGAAGCATGGAAGTCGTCGAGCTTAGAACAAGCAGACGTGCGAGAAGATGCGTATCGTATGATGCGTGCGATTTCTGAGCTGCGTGGCGAACTGTCTGCATTAGCAGCAGAGCCAAGTATCGCAGCTTTTAACCGGCGTTTACGCGCCTAACTTATGGAGTAGATCCTATGGACACTGAGCAATCGCCGGGCGGCGAAATCGGTGTAGACGAAGCAGCTAACCGTTTTGCGGCGTTAATGGACGCGGAAGCCAACCCAGAGACGAGGCAACCTGAAGCTGCTGCAGAAACCGAGGAGGTAGATGCAACCGAATACGAAGCCGATGAGACTGAGTTGGATGAGGAAGCCCCTGATGCCCTTGAGGTAGCAGCCGAAAACGACGAAGAGGTAGAGTATGAGGTCGATGACGATGGTGACGCAGCGGAAGCTGAAGTTAACGAGGACCAGCTAGTAACCGTTAAAATTAACGGCAAAACTGAGCAGATCCCGTTAAAAGAAGCACTCCAAGGCTACCAGCGGCAATCGGATTATTCGCGCAATATGAACCAGCTACGAGACCAGCGCGTTGCGTTGGAGCAAGAGCAGGGTTCAGTAAGCCAGGAACGGGCTCAGTATGCCGTTTTGCTTCAAGCTTTGCAGGAGCAATTGTATTCAATGGCTCCACAAGAGCCAGATTGGGTAAAGCTGCATGAGGAAGACCCGATTAATTTTCCTCTTGTTGAAAAGCAATGGCGGGAACACAAGGAGCGCATGGCGGCGACGCAGCTAGAGCGTGAACGTGTTTCGGTGTTGCAACAGCAAGAGCAACAGCAAAACATGGCCAGGGTCGTAGACCAAGGCCGTGAATACCTGGCTAATCAAGTGCCTGAATGGCGTGATGCAAAGGCATGGCAAGAGGTTAGAGGTAAGCTTGTCGAGTATGGTCAGAAAGTTGGCTATAGCGCAGACGAGCTATCACAAGCCTATGATCCCCGTGCAATCCTTGTCTTAGACAAGGCACGGAAGTACGACGAGCTGATGGCGAACCGACCTAAACCCCGTAAGGGAAAAGGGCCGAAGCCTATGCGGTCAGGATCTTCGTCTAGCTCACCGCGTCAACAGACGAACATAACACGCGCGAAACAACGTCTCTCTGCAACTGGGTCGGTGGATGACGCCGCCCGTCTCTTTGGACTATTAGATCAATAGGAGGGCTAGATGGCCTCTGTAACTAAAGCTACAACTTACGATGCTACTAACAGCATGCGTGAGGATCTGTCGAATATCATTTACGACATTTCTCCAACAACCACACCGCTAATGAGCAACATTGGCCGTGACACTGCAGACAACACTTACTTTGAGTGGCAAACAGACGTACTTGCGGCTGCTTCCTCTTCAAATGCAGTGGTTGAAGGTGCCGATGCAGGTAACGCTGATTTCGTAGAAACAGTGCGCTCTGCAAACTATGCTCAGATCTCTAACAAGATTGTCAGCGTATCTGGTACTTCTCAAGCAGTTAACATGGCAGGCATGCGTTCGCTTCTTGCTTATGAAACTGCCAAGAAGGCAAAAGAGCTAAAGCGCGACATGGAAGCCACAATCACTGCTAACCAAGCAGCGAATGCTGGCTCTACTTCTGTTGCTCGTGTGACCGCTGGTCTTCCAGCATGGCTCCGCACCAACGCTGTTGCTAACGGTGCAACTGCTCCAACTGTTTCTGGTTCTTCTGGTAACGGTTATCCTAACGCTGCATGGACCGATCTCGATCCAACAAATGCTGCGCAGGATCTCACAGAAACCATGCTCAAGACCGCGATCAAGGAAGCTTGGTCAGAAGGTTCTGAGGTTTCTGTGTTCATGGTCGGACCACACAATAAGACCGTGGCTTCTGGCTTTGCTGGCCTCGCCGAGCAGCGCGTCACCTACAACCAGGTGAAGCCTCTCAAGATCATCGCAGCCGCTGACGTTTATCTCAGTGACTTCGGTGAGGTGGCTATCGTTGCTAACCGCTTCCAGCCAGAAAACTTCGCTTTCGTACTTGATCCAGAGTATGCTTCTGTCTCTTACTTGCGTCCATTCCAGACGCTCGACATTGGCAAAACTGGCGACAGCACGAAGAAAGAGCTGGTCGTTGAGTATGGCTTGCGCGTGAAGACTGAAAAGGCTCACGCAGTCATTGCCAACTTGACTGTATCGTAAGTCGAGTAACGGTGAGGGCGGCTTAGGTCGCCCTCATCACTTTAGGAGAGAGACATTGGCAGAAGAGTATGCCCCAGGGGTTTTCAATCTGGACTATGATGCAGCAGATAAGACGCTGCAGCGTATGCACATAACCACTGACAATAAAATTGTATTAGAGACAAAGACAGACATTACCGAGCTTGCGAAAGAGAACGAGCAGATCCGCAATGACGTTTCTCGTACTGGTCGCAACAACGATATGGTGCGCGTCGCAAGGCTTCCGATGTCAGTCTATCTAGATTTATCAAATCGTGGTATTCTTCGTGACAAGAATGCAATGAAGCGGTGGCTGGCCTCTGATGAGGCGTTACCGTTTCGCACACACTGGATGAAGGGCTAAAGGATGGCCACCATCACTGACTATGCTTCGCTGCAGGCACAGATCGCAGATTATCTGAACAGGGCAGATCTGACTTCTCAGATCCCCATGTTCATTCAATTCGTTGAAGTCGATCTAAACAACCAACTGCGTTTGCGTGATCAGGTGGTGAGAGCAGAGGCCACAAGCTCTGCTGAGTTCGTTCAGCTTCCTTCCGATTGGCTTGAGGCGATTAGCCTAAAGATGGTCTCAGGTGTGAGCCCATTGCGTTATGTAACGCTTGATCAGGCTAACCTGATTAAAAAAGAGCAACTTTATACGCAGGTAACGTATTACTCGATCATGGATGATGCGATTGAATTGGTTCCTGCGCCTGGTGACGATGTAGAGATCGAGATGGTGTACTATAAAAAGATACCGGCTCTCTCTGACACTGTGACAACTAACTGGCTACTGGAAAAAGCCCCAGATGCGTATCTGTATGGCGCTTTAACCCACGCTGCTCCATTCCTGATGGACGACCAGCGTATACCAGTGTTTGCTCAATTCTATGGAACGCGAGTAGTTGCGCTGCAGAACGAAAGCGACACAGCAGCGCACAGTGGCGGTCCACTTATCACTCGCACCAGACAGACTTATTAGGAGGTTTTTAGATGGCTGGATTTACTGACTACACTGAAGATCTGGTGCTTGATTGGCTCCTAACTTCAGGTTCTGCAACACGTCCAACAGCATGGTATGTTGCCCTTTACACTGTTGCTCCAACCGATACCGGCGGTGGCACAGAAGTAAGCGGCACTGACTATGCACGGACAGCAGTGACTTTTTCAGTGTCTGGCACTTCTCCAGCGACTGCCTCTAACTCAGCAGCAGTAGAGTTTCCAGAGGCTGGTGGCTCTTGGGGTACAGTAGTTGCAGCCGGGATCTTTGACGCCTCTAGCGCTGGCAATTTACTTGCGTATGCAAACCTAACAACCAGCAAGGCTGTCGATACTGGTGACGTGCTGCGGTTCAACACCTCGGCACTTACAGTAACGCTCGACTAATATGGCGCTGGGCCGCGCTTATGGCGTCTATGACTATGGTGAAGGTGTCTATGGTGAAGATTTCATCATTGACGCTGAAGTCGCCATTGCGGCCACGTCAGGGGCAACAGCAACACCAACGCACATTGAGGCCATATCTGCAGAGATAGCTGCCTCTTCTGGGTCTACAGCCACCCCGACCCACGTTGAAGCTGTAGGGGCAGAGGTTATCACTGCCTCCACAACTGCAGCGGCGGCAGCTAACACCGAGATAGCTGAAGCCACTATGGCTGCAACGTCAGGTGCTAGTGCCACTGCATACCGCATAAACGACGCTACAGTGGCTATGGAAGCTACAAGCGGTGTTTCAGCCACAATCACGCACGTTGAGCCTGTAAGCGCCTCTATGGACGCTTCTAGCGGCTCTACAGCCGATGTCGTGCGTGTAAGGTTGGCAGATAGCTCTATTGCAGCCACAAGCGGTGCCACAAGTGCCGCAGATCGTTTCAGAGGGGTTATTGCCGAGATATCGGCAACCTCTGGCGGTAGTGCATATAGCGTCATGGTCATAGTTGGTGTATGTAACATTGAGGCGGAAAGCTCTGCAGGAGCAACGCCGACACGCAGAAGTCCTGTTGAGGTTGACATGCCTGCGTTGTCAGATTGTGTGGCAAATGGTCGATACTTGTGGGAGCCAGAACCCGTTCTTCCAGAAGATTGGTCGCCAGAGGCACTGACAGATGCAGATTGGACAGCCGAGACAATTGCGGCGGCAGCGTGGACAAGTCAAAGTGTAACTGAGCAAACCTGGACAGCGCAGACAGATCCGTCCGAAACATGGACGCAAGTGTGAGGAACTAAAGATGGCAGATACGTTTACGACTAACCTCAACATGACCAAGCCAGAGGTTGGCGCGTCGCGCGACACCTGGGGAACCAAGATTAATACTGACCTTGATACCTTGGATGCGTTATTCACGTCCAATGGCACAGGTACTTCTGTCGGCTTGAACGTCGGAACAGGCAATACGTTGACGGTTGGTGGTACGTTATCGGTAACTGGTAGCGCTACGATTGCATCTGCCGACATCAACGGTGGCACGATTGACGGAACAACCATTGGTGGCACTACTGCAGCGGCCATTACTGGCACGACACTAACGGCGACTACTTCTGCAACGCTTCAGCATTCAGCAAGCACCAAACTCGCCACCACCGCTACAGGCGTAGACATCACGGGGACTTTGACCAGCGATGGGCTGACTGTGGATGGTGCCACTCCATCAATAAGTAACGGAACCTCTCCTGCTGCGTTTACTATTGGCGCATCAAATGGCGCATCATCTAACTTAATCTTAAAAGGTGCTGCTGGAATAGAGATGCAGACCTACAATGGTGGGTGGAAGAAGTATTTTAATCTTGCATACACAGGCGATATCAGCTTCTACGAGGACACAGGCACCACGCCAAAGTTCTTCTGGGATGCGAGTACTGAGAGCTTGGGGATTGGGACATCAACAACAACAGGATTTGATAGTGGTGCTGATGACTTAATTGTTGGCTCTGGGTCTGCGTCAACGGGAATGACAATTTACTCTGGAACAACTGGTTATGGCTCTTTGCACTTTGCCGATGCGAACAGTTCTCCAGCAAATTATGTTGGGTATGTAAATTACAACCACAGCACAAACTCAATGCAGTTTGCCACAAACAGCACAGAACGTTTCCGCATTGCCAACAGTGGTGATGTGCATATTACGGACAATACCAACGGCCCTGATGCTGCTTTACATATAGAAAAAACGACGCCTCAGATTCGCCTACAAATAAACGGCAACTCTGGTTACAACACTATTGAAAGCGGTGGCGTAAATGAACTGATATTTGGCCGTTCTGGCTCAGAAGCCATGCGATTGGACGCATCGGGCAACTTGCTGGTGGGGAAGACAACAACAGCATTTGGAACACAAGGTATTCGTCTTGAGGGTTCAAATGGTAAGATTGAGTTGACAAGAAATAATAATGTCGCTTTTGCCATTAATCGCCTAACCTCTGACGGTGATTTGATGCATTTCTACAAAGACGGCACCACTGTGGGGAGTATTGGTTCTTCTGGAGATGACTTAACAGTTGGTAATGACGTTACTACTGTAAAGTTCCACAATGGTTTAAACACAATTCACCCTAACGGCACTGGCTCTGGCTCTGACGGCTTTACAACGCTTGGCTGGACTAACAACCGCTTCAAAGACCTCTACCTCTCTGGCGGTGTCTACCTTGGCGGGGTAGGGTCGTCCAATAAGCTGGATGACTATGAAGAGGGGACGTTCACAGCAACCCTCACTGGAACAACTTCTGCTCCAACAACGCCTGTAACTGTTACTTCTCATTACACAAAAATAGGCCGATCAGTAACTGTCACTGTAAACTTCTTAAATGTCAGCACTGTTGGTGCTTCTGGCAATATTAGAATTACAGGCTTGCCATTCACATCTGCACTAAATGCTTATACTGGCCCAGCCGTTTTGGGTTCAGCAATTCCTAACAATTATCCTGCTTCTCTAATAGGTTCTGGCAATACATATTTAGACTTGGTTAGCATAAGCACAGGCGGTGGAGTTGCTATGGTTTCAACTACAGGTGTGTATATCTTCACAACAACAACATACTTTGTTTAGGAGAAAGTTATGTCTTTAACAAAAGCACATAACCGAATGATTGCTGCATCAGCCGTTAATGTTGATGATTATGGTGCTGTTGGCGACGTAAAAATACCTTACTACACTTCTTAATGCGCCTAGTGCGTGGACAGTCCAACAGCCATAGGAGATAAACAATGGCACTAACAGAAAGAACAGTAGAAGACAAAATTGAAATCGTTGGTGACTACAAACACCTACAGGTGCGAACCGCAGTCGTCATCGAGCGCGACGGTGTAGAAATCAGCCGCAGCTTTAGCCGCCATGTAGTAGCACCGGGGGACGACGTATCCGGTGAATCTACAGAGGTACAAGCCATAGCAGCCGTTGTTCACACTGCTGAAGTCATCGCTGCTTATGAAGCACATCTAGCCGCACAGGAGACACCATAATGGCAACAACATGGTCAATCGTAAACACCGAGTATCTGCTATCAGAAGGCGGGGAAACCAACGTAGTTAATCGCTTGCATTGGCAATGTATAGATAGTGACGATAACGGCAATCAAGGTCGTGCATATGGCACAGTAAGCGTTCCAACAGACGACTTATCCAGCTTTACGCCTTATGCCGACATCACTGAAGCGGAAGCTCTACAATGGGCCTTTGACGCTTTAGGTGCAGAGCAAGTTACAGCTATTCAAGACGGTGTAGCTGCACAACTTGCAGCACAACAAAATCCGACGGAGGGAAGCGGCACTCCGTGGAGTTAACCTTGGCCGCGTAAAAGGAGAATGTGATGGCACAAAATGAAAAAGCCACCATCACTTTAAACGATGTAGAATACTCAGTGGACGACATGAATGAAGAGCAACGCTTGTTGTTAGCTCATGTCACTGATTTAGATAGAAAGTTGTCAAGCGCACGTTTCAATGTTGACCAGATGGAAATAGGCCGACAGGCGTTCGTTGGCAGGCTTGCTGTTTCTCTGACTGCAGAGCCAGAAAAAGAAGCAGCGGAATAATGAAAAGGCCGAAGCTACATGCTCGAAGGATCAGTAAACCTATCCACGATTATTAGCTTCGGCACCACTGCCGCAGGCGTGGTAGCCGCAATGGCAGTAGCGCGCTTCCAGATAAAAAGCCTCACTGTGTCCGTTGAGCAGATCGCCAAAGATTTGCGCAAAATCGACACTAGGTGCGACAGACTGGAAACACAGGTTGAGACTACTCAGCAACGCCTCTCTGTGATCAGCGGGATGATGAGCCCGTCAGAAGAAGCCAAGAAAAACCGAGAAATTGCTACCATTCAAGCAGAGCTTGCGGGGCTAAAATCTTCTGTAGATACACTAAAGCACATGCACAATGGGGTGCATCCTCCTGTTTCTAACGCGAGGACTGCTGGATGACTTTCAACCTGCAAGCTGTATTAACTGCCCTGGCTCCAATATTGTTTGCGGCAGTCGGATATCTGATAACATCATTAAATGAACTAGATGCCCGAGTGCAAAAAGCAGAGGGCTATTTAATGCTTTTGGTTACACCAACTGGCGAGATAATAGCCAGCCCAGCTAATTCTATTGCCAGGCAAAAATTACGCGAGGATTTCATGGTATATATTCACGACCATGAAGTCAGGTTAAAGCTCATGGAGGCCCAAAAACATGACGGACAATAACGATAACGTGCCAGATAAAGCTGCGTATCAAGTCAACCGGCGACGCATGTGCTGGGTGGCTCTTGGCATGATGATGGCAGTGGTCGTCTGCTTTCTCATTGATCCTGAGAAATATGGCGGAGCAGAGCTTGGGCCAATATTCTACGGCCTCTCTGGGCTTGTGGCCGTATACTTCGGCGCAACTTCATGGCAGCAAAAGAAATGATTGGCGCATTAGTAGGGCCGATCGCCAACTTAGCTGGAACGTGGCTGCAGGGCCGAGTTCAAACAAAAGCAGCCGAGACAGAAGCCAAGGTGGCCAAGTCAAAAGCCGAGGCTCAGATTATGTTGTCTGCGGCAACGTCAGAGGCTGAGTGGGAACGGGTTATGGCCCAGGGTTCTCAGAATAGCTGGAAAGATGAGTGGCTCACTATTCTCTTCAGCATTCCACTAATACTCAGCTTTTGTGGCGATTGGGGCCGACAGGTAACAGAGCAGGGCTTCCAGGCGCTGGAAACGATGCCTGGGTGGTATCAGTACACTTTGGGCGTAATAGTTGCCGCAAGCTTTGGTGTGCGGTCAGCGACACGCTTTTTCGGTAAAAGCAAATGATCCACGGAATTGATTAGCGCAAAACACATTGGCGCAGCAGGAGAACATTTAACCTGCAGCATGCTGTTGCTTTTAGGCTGGGTGCCGACAATGGTTGACGCTGAAGGCATGGACATTGTTGCAATTCGCAATCAAGAGATTGTTCGTATTCAGGTTAAGTCTACGCTGAAGCGGTTGGATGGCTACAGCTACCAATGGCAGGTGAATAAGGGCTTGAAAAAACGATCACTAACAGAGGAAGACTGCGATGTGGTTGCCTGTGTTGCCTTGGATCTGAGAAAGATAGTCTTTTATCCAATTTCCATTATCTCAAAACAAATCACCAGGCGCATGGCGTTATCAAAAATGGTTGCGCCAAATCTTGAAGAGGATAGCTGGGAAGCAGCGCTGGCGGCTATGCTTAAACATTAATCTGTGTTTAATATGCACAAAACACGGGGTTATGAAATATGGCGAAGCAAAACGTAGGAACGGTATGGCGGCCACTGAAGGTCAGCAAACGCACTTCCATAGGCCAGTCACCATTGAGCAGACCAACGAATAAGCACAAGCGGCGCAACTGGAAGCGCTACAGAGGACAGGGGAGATAATTAATGGCTAAGAAACCAGGTCTTTGGGCTAACATCCACGCAAAACGTGAGCGGATTAAAGCAGGCAGCGGCGAGAAGATGCGCAAACCTGGAAGCAAAGGCGCGCCTACAGCTAAAGCTTTGCGCGACAGTAGAAGCAAACCGAGGTCCAAAAAATGAAGGCCAATTTCCTTACAGCTCTAGATATGACACTCAACCATGAAGGTGGTTGGAGTGATCATCCTGAAGACCCAGGTGGTGCCACCATGCAAGGTGTGACACTAAAAACATACAGCGATTATTTAGGCCGGGAAGCCACCAAAGACGAGCTGCGCGACATTGACGATGACGAGATTGAAGAGATCTACAAAACTGGATATTGGGACAAGATCCGAGGTGACGATATCCCTACTGGCCCAGATATCGTGATGTTTGACTTCGCAGTTAACAGCGGACCAAAACGTGCTATAATCATCGCGCAGAGGCTCTGCTTTGCCGATGATGATGGCATCTTTGGGCATAAGACGCTGAAGCGGGTCTGGGAACGGATTGTCACCTACGGGTCAGAGCAATTCGTCGAGGACTACTGCGACAGGCGTTTAGAGTTTCTGCAAGGGCTGTCCACCTTCGGAACCTTCGGAAGAGGTTGGACTGCAAGAGTGGAGGATATCCGCGAGCGAGCCGCAGAGATAGCGAGGGACCAACCAATATGACAGTAGTGTCATTATCATTGCCATCTGGCGTTGTTCGTCCAACGTCGCCACTACAGGCAGCAGGTCGATATTATGACGCTAACTTAATCCGTTGGCGGCAAGGTAAGCTGCTGCCAGTTGGCGGGTGGCAGCGTATAACCAGCACAGCTTTGGCTTCCACTGTGCGCAATATCTATACATGGACAACTAATGCCGACCTCCCTTTAGCCGCTCTTGGTTGTGACGAAAAACTGTTTGCGCTAGACGGCTCAAGCTACACAGACATCACGCCTGCTAATTTCGTACCGGCTGAAACTGGTGACGTTGGTGGATATGGTGCCTACAATTATGGAGCAGAGCTGTACGGTGACGACACAGATGCAACATATCCCAGGCCACCATCTCTTCTAGACAGACCCACCTTCTCATGGACTATTGCGGGTTGGGGTGAGGATATCCTTGCTGTGGCTTCCAGTGATGGCAGGCTCTTGCATTGGGAATACGGTGAAACAGAAGCGCATCCAGTAGGTGCTGCTACTATAGACACAGCAGATCGCGTTAGTAACGTGGTGACAGTGACTACAGATTATCACCACGATTTCCAGGTCGGTGATGTAGTTACAATAACTGGCAACAGCGAAAGCACGTTTAACGCTGACTGGACAATAGCCAGCATTCCAACAGACACAACTTTTACATTTAACTTTAGCGGTACAGACACAACCGGCACAGGCGGCATTGCAACACATGGGACGGTGCCTATTAGCAATACTGGTGTGATTGTAACGCCAGAGCGCCATGCAGTGCTGTTTGGCTGTGGTGGTGAGCCTCGTCGTGTAGCGTGGTCTGACGTTGAAGATTACAGCGATTGGGATTTTGCTGACAGTACAACGCAAGCAGGTTTCTTTGATCTGGAGACCGATAGCCCGATCCAGATGGCTGTGAATGTTAGAGAAGGAACCCTGATATTCACAGAGAATGATGCGTTTTTGATGCGCTATGTAGGACTGCCATATATTTATGGTTTTGAGAAAATAGGTCACGGCTGTGGTTTGATGGCTCCTATGTCTTTTGCCACGACTGCAGGGCGCTGTGTTTGGATGGGCAGAGAAAGTTTTTGGATTTACGAAGGCGGTGCCGTTCGTCCATTAGACTGCGACGTGTCTAGTTTTGTATTTGAGGATGGAGATGCACAGTCATCCAGACTTTATGCGCATGGAGCAGAGAATAATATATTTCCAGAAGTCTGGTTTTGGTTTCCGAGCCAAGACAGCTCTGTAGCTGATAAATATGTGATCTGGAATTATGCCGAGAACTGGTGGTCCCTGGGATCTTTGACGCGCACAGCAGCGACTGGAGCTGGATCATTTCCTTACCCGATTGCGGCAGATGAAAACAACGAGCTGTATTACCAAGAAAATGGTTGGACTGACGCAGGGACTTCGTTGGTTGGATCTCGCTATGCAGAAAGCGGTAGCTTAAATAGCAATGGCGGAAGCGTTATCACGAGCGTGCGTCAGGCAATGACGAATAGTGGTTACAGCTACGACAGCACAAAGCTGACGTTTTATGGTTCCTTTACTCCTGATGGCGACGAGAGCACCTTTGGTCCTTACTCGCCTCGATCCGATGGCTACACAGATGTGCGGTTCACAGCTCGTGACTTCCGCGTGCGTTTTGAAGCGACGCAAGACGATGACTGGTCCGTTGGTGGTCTAAGGTTAGATGTAATTCAAAGAGGTGGTAGGTAATGCAGATATTCATTACGCCTGCACCTGAGCGTTATGAAAGGGCCGCGATTATGCGAGCCTTTGATAACATCCGCAGAGCTTTGACCTTCGCTGTTTCGACTGAGGAAGCGGTGAGTAGTGTCCTTCTGGAAGCGCCGGACGGAACAGTGTATAAGGTAGAAGTCGATAATTCGGGAAACTTAACAACTACGGTGGTTCCTCTTGGCTCTAGATAAAGAAAGATTTGAATGGCTTTTAAGCAAGGGATTGCGTCATGGTGGAAGTACGCATTCTGTTGAAGATGTATTATCAGCACTGCATTCTGGTGAGCTGAAAGCGCACTTCAGTGAAGATGGCATGATTATGACTAAATTTGCAGAGTATCCAGAAAGAAAAGTTCTTGAGCTTTTTATGGCTATAGGCGACCAAGACGCTATATCAAAAATCTTTTTAGATCAGGTCGTAGATTACGGACACGATGTTGGAGCTGACTATGTTAGAGCAATCGTGCGACCTGGTTTAGTCGATCTTTTTAAAAGTCTAGGTGCTAAGTCACGCGGAACGATGATGTATCGTCCGCTTGCGACGGAGGTTTGATATGGGTGGAATTGTAAGCGGTATAGGTGGTGCAGTCGGAGGTCTCTTTGGAGGCGGCGGTGGCGGAAGCTCAAACACCGTTGTGCAAAGCACAGAGCTTCCAGATTATCTTGAGGGACCAGTAAAAGAAAACATTAACATTGCTGGTAATATAGCTAACCGGCCATACCAAGCTTATACGTCTCCCACTGTTGCCACATTATCTGAGCCTCAGCTAGAGGCTATAAGGCGTTCACAGTTAGGTGTTGAAATAGGTCAGCCACAACTTGCTGCAGCGCAGCAGGCTACGCAGGGAGCTATTTCTGGATTTGGCAATCTAGGAATGACTGGACCTGGTTCCATCCAAGCGATGACGCTGACGCCGCAGCAAATAGCGGCGCAAAACGCAGCAGCGGCTGGTTTTTCTGGTGTAAATGTTGCTGCTCCTACTAGTGTTACTGGACAAGGTTACACTGGTGTAAGCGCTGCTGCTCCTGCCAGTGTAATTGGTCAGGGATATACAGGCATAGACGTAACTGCTCCGCAAAATGTTTTAGGTGCAACGTACAACGCTGCGCAAATGCAAGGTCCAGCTAACGTCCAAGCTCAAAACTTTTTAACTGGCAATTTGCAAGGGTACATGAACCCATTTACGCAGAATGTAATCAACGCAGCAATGCGTGATTTGGCATCTGCAAATGAGCTTGGGTTACAGCAAGTTGGTCAACAGGCGCGTCAAGCTGGTGCTTTTGGTGGATCTCGCCAAGGTGTTGCAGAAGCCTTGCAACGCTCTCAAGCTATCGAAAGTGCTGGACGCCTCTCTGCTAACTTGCGCAGCCAAGCATACCAAGACGCGGCTTCCCGTATGGCGGCAGACCAGGCTCGTGCAATGCAGGCGGATCTCGCAAATCAGCAAATGGGATTCAATGTTGGGCAAGCCAACCAAGCTGCTCAGATGCGTGCGCTTAGTGAAGGAGCTGGCTTCCAACAACAAGCAAATCTTGCAAACCAAGCTGCGCAACAGCAATCCGCACTCGCCAACCAAGCTGCACGGATGCAAGGTTTAAGCGAAAGTGCTGGTTTCAGACAGCAGGCTAACCTTGCAAATCAGCAAGCACAACAGCAAACGGCACTGGCTAATCAAACGGCAACCATGCAAGGGCTCAGTGAAAGCGCTGGCTTCAGACAGCAGGCTAACCTTGCAAATCAGCAAGCAAGACAACAGGCAGCGTTAGCTAATCAGGCAGCAACTATGCAGGGGCTAAGTGAAAGTGCAGGCTTCAGACAACAAGCTAATTTGGCAAATCAAGACGCTGCAATGCGTGCTGCCTTGGCCAACCAACAAGCTGGCCTTACCGCTGGGCAACTTAACCAAGCTTCAGCTTTGCAGGCAGCGCTTGCTAACCAGCAAATGGGCTTTGACGTTTCTGCAGCTAATCAGCAAGCACGCCTTGCGGGGCTTCAAGGTCAGCTTGCAGGTGCGCAACAGCTTGCTGGTCTGGGTCAGCTTGGTAGAGACTTTAACCAGCAAAACGTGCAGCAACTGCTTTCCTCTGGTGCTGTTGAGCAAGCTCAGAGCCAAGCAATCCTGGATGACGCTTATGCCAGGTTCTTGGAGCGCCGGAATTACCCAATTGATATGCTTAACCTGCGCATTGGTGCAACGTCATCTGTGCCGGTGGCTGGTCGCACTACACAAACCGGTGGTGGATCTGGTGGTAGCTCGTTCTTGTCAACATTGGGCGGCATAGGATCTGCTGCTGCAGGGCTTGCACAGCTTGGTGGATTACTTGGTATGTCAGACGAAAACATGAAGACGGACATCAAGAAAGTGGGCAAAGATGATGAGACAGGTCTGAACCTGTATGCCTATCGCTATAAAGGTGATCCGAAAACATATCCGAAAATCGTTGGCCCGATGGCGCAGGAAGTTGAGAAGAAATTCCCAGACCAGGTCGTTGATATCGGTAAGTTTAAAGCAGTCAACTTGGGCTTTGGCCCCATGCAACGCGCGTTTAGTTAAAGGAGTAGTGGATTATGATGTTACCTATTGAAGAAATCCTAAAAGTAATATCTGGAATGGGATTGCTTGGCGCGGATAGCCTTGAGGGAGCCGCTGGAGCTGCTTTAGGTGGTGCTATTCCTGGGCAAATGATTTCGCAAGGCCCAGAAGCAGCAGCGGCTGCTCTTATGGGTGGAGTAGCTGCGCCACAAATAGCGCGTCAGCTTCCTCTCGGAGACATAGCCGATGCTGTAGGATCTGGAATAATGCAAAGCGGTGCTGCTGGCATGGCA